GGGCATCACCCGTGAAGAAGCCGATTACATGCTTGCCGCTGACATTGAGCGAGTAGAGCGAGACCTGAACATGGTTGATGAGTACATGGACCTAGACCGAATTCGCCAGACCGTCATCGCAAATATGGTTTTCAATTTGGGGTTCAACGGCTTAATGCAGTTTAAGCGCATGTGGAAGCACCTGGGTACGCACGACTATCCAGCGGCAGCAAAGGAAATGCTGGATTCAAAGTGGGCTCGGCAAGTGGGCAACCGGGCCATAGAGCTTTCAAAGATTATGCGGACCGGTGAGGTATGAGTATTGGACTGCCGGTGATTGACGGCCTGCTCGACGTAGGCAGCAAGCTCATTGATAAAATCTGGCCAGACCCTGCCGAACGCGAGAAAGCAAAAGCCAGGCTCATGCAGATGCAGCAGGACGGCGAACTCAAAGAATTGCAAACGCGAATGTCTGCAATTGTCGCCGAAGCCAACAGCCAAGATCCGTGGACTAGCCGCGCGCGCCCATCGTTCCTTTACGTTATCTACCTGATGATCCTCGCCAGTATCCCGATGGGCATACTCAGCGCCTTTGACCCGGCCATGGCCATTGCTATATCCGAGGGCATGAAAGCCTGGCTTGGCGCGATACCGGACTCACTGTGGACGCTCTTTGGTGTCGGTTACACGGGATACGCCGCTGTCAGAACATTCGACAAGCGCAGCATTATGACTGGCAAGAAGGGGCAGCCGTGAGATTGCCAGAAAGCATTCACCCGCTCGCCTCAATAGTGCATACAAAAATCGAATCCGCGGCTCCAGCGGTTGCATACGCCGCTAACGGAGCCGTCTTCACCTGGGGCGCAATCTCGTTTAACCAAATTATGATGCTAATAGGCATAGTGTTTGCCGCTGCCACCTATTTCACCAGCCTGTATTTCCAGCGACGCCGCGAAATTCGAGAGCAAGAGTTGCACGAGCACCTGTTTTTGGTAGACCTGAAAAAGCAGATGGCTGACTCACTTGATAAAAAGAGAGATATATAATGCCCGGAATCCCCGCGAACATAACGATTGCAGGCCGCACCCCGGCGACGATCAAGGGCCGCGTTGCGCCGCTGATTAATACACTGGCATCTGCGCGTGGTGGGTTTCGGGCTTCTGGACCCGATGCGCCAGAGTTTACGGTTAGCAAAACCGACACCAGCATTACTGCATTAATCACCAATGGCTATGGAGCCGAGTCTTATGAGTCACGCGCAGGTTCTGGGGCTTGGTCTGCGGGCCTAACGGTTAGCGGATTAACAGCAGAAACGGCTTACGCAATGCAGGTGAGGGGGATTAATTCTGACGGTACGGGTTTAGCAGCGAGCGTAAGTATAACGACAAATGCTCCTTATAATTCAGTTGGCGTGATCTTTAGCGAGAGCTTTGACGACCAGCCGGATTGGGTTAGTCCGCTCGGGGTTTTCCGAGCAACAGAAGCGACTATCCCTGATGGCTGGTTCTCGACCCGTGCATTCCCAAAATGGGCCCCGTCAACTGGCCATCCAGACCGGCACGAAGCAATTGAAATTCTGGCGTCAAACGCAGATAAAAGCCGCAGCGGCATAGGCAAAAGTTTTGTAAGCTACAGAGACTGCAATGATCCGGGGCAAAGTTATTGGAACTCGGAGTCAATGCTCACAAAGTATTTCCCGGATGGGCACAGTCAGATTTATGCTGAGTTCTGGATTCGGTTCGGCCCGAACTGGACGCGGGAAAACATCACCGGGTCGCCTATGCCGTACTCTAAGCTGTTTAGAGTATCAAGCTGGCGCGGTAATGGCTCCGAGTACAAAGCCTTCTCTGACGGCAATCTAGGCCCAATGGCCCTCTGGATACACAACACCTCGGCTTACGGAATGCGCATGGGGATTGACCTACGGGGCGGGCCGCATAGCGATAACTACCAATTTGTAGCAGGTGATCTTCCCGACTTGGGAGGGTTCATTGTTTCGGGCAGCAATGGCGACTTAAATATGTCCTTTAAAAATAGCTTGTCTGGGATGGCGAAAGACGGAGGCTACCCATCAATTCCAGATCGAGTAAACGGCGGCTTTATAACGCCAAGCTCAGGTGATATTGAGCACGATAATGTGTTCGGCCCCGGCGATGCTTGGACGAAAATGGCTTTCTTCGTAAAGATGAACTCAGCGCCCGGCGTAACAGATGGCGAGTATCGGCAGTGGCTGAATGACGAGCAAGTGCTTTTTAGCACGCAAATACCGTGGATACGACCGTCCGCAACAGAAGATGAAAACGCTAAGTGGAATATTGTCGCCATAGGCGGAAATGATCTTTTTCAAACTTACCCCAACGCTGACCGTCGAGAAGAATGGTATTCCATTGACGACCTTGTAGTTCGTGACTCAATACCGGAGAATTTGCTATGAGCTTGTTACCTGTTAGTTTTTATGCGGGCCAAACAACAAGCGGCTTTCAGAACCTGGCAATAGGCACGACCACGCCGAGTGCGCTAGGGGACGGCTGGTCAATCTCTTACGATGCCGCAGTGGTAGAAGACTCCGCCACGGGCGGGGCTTCAAATACGTCTGGGGATGCCGCGTGGGTGACAAGTGATGCTGCAAGTGGAGGGCACCGCTCCATTTCTTGGGCCACATTAAATATTGATGGCCCCAACAATACAGCATTTGATTTTGAAACCTTCCTGACAGGCCCAAGTGGTGGGCGTGTTATGGAAATGCGGATCAACAGCGGAGATTCTGTTGTCTTTGATTTGAGCGTAAATGCAACCGTTACACAGGTTTTTTCTGCAACAACAAACGGCTCAGGCCGCGCAACCTTTGAATACAGGAAACATTCAACATCTTCAGGCCATGCTTATATGGTCGCTGCTAGGGTTATACCTACGTTGTCACCGTCGGTCACCACCACCGACACCCTCCAGCCAGGCACAGAGTTCACCCTAACCGCCACAAACTACGCCAGCGCCCCAGTATCACCGGTTACGCTCACCGACAGCGCAGGCAATACGGGAACGGTGCCTGTAACGATCAGCGGAACAGGGCCATATACGGCAGTGGGCACAATGCCAACCCTTGCCGAAGCGGTAACAGCGGGAACGTCACTGCTATTCGGTGATGTGACCATTGAGCTGTCCACCTGATGGCTACCGCCACGGCAACCTACGCACCGGCAGCGGGTCGCCAAGCTGTCACACTGACAAGCTGGGCCGGTAGCGCAGCATTCGCTACCACTCCGACCGCTGGCAGTCAGATCGAAGGCGCAGACGCGCTGACGATTGGTGTGGATGGCGTTATCACTGGCCCCGACGGCACATACGCTCTGCACCACATCACCACGGCAGGCGTCATTGAGACGGACAGCTTCGCGATAACCACGCCTGACACCACTGCGCCTGTTATATCTGCGCTGACCGCTGCGGGGACTGACCCTGACACGATTGATGTGGCATTCAGCACGGACGAAGACAACGGCACGGCGTATTTCTTTGCGTCCGGCAGCACAAGCGAGACAGCCGGAGCAATCAAAGCCGGAGCACAGGGCAGCCAGGCCGTATCAGCAACCGGCGAGCAGTCTCTCGCACTGACGCTTGCGACGGGCACTTACTACGTTCACGCTCTGCACGAGGACGATGCAGGCAATCAGTCGAACCTTCTTGTAAGTTCGGCCATTATCCTTGAGTCGGTTAATCCAGCCATTGACACGCTGACAGCCGTTGGTACCGATCCTGATACCATCGAAGTCGCTTTCAATACCGATAAAAACAATGGCGTGGCTCACTTCTTTGCCTCTGCCAGCGCGACCGAAACTGAGAGCGCGATCATATCCGGCGCGCAAAAGTCGCCAGTAGTTACGGCAACAGGCACGCAGTCCGACACTCTCACGCTCAGTCCTGGTGCTTGGTACGTTCACGCATTACACGAAGATGCGGCGGGGGATCAGTCAAACATCCTATCAAGCGCTGAAGTGGTGCTGGCCTTGATACCCGAAGTGGGCACAGGCACTGCGACCTACTCGCCGCCTGCGAATATGAGTCTGGCCACATTGGCCGGCCCGATTGATGGCTATTTGGCCGTTGACTTTGTTTCGCCACCTGAAGCGGGCGAGCAAGTGCTTACGCTAACCGCAGATGGCGCGTTTGACAGCGGGTTAAACTGGAGCGGTGATGCAGAGGGCGCATTCCCGTACTGGTATATCAATAACGCTGGGGCCATTTTTGAGCGCACGATTACAACCGGCAGCCTGCAATCGCTACCCGATGAAAACGTCGTTATTGATTCGGTTGAGGCTACGCGTACCACGATCACTGTTAACTTCAGCTACAGCGGCGTGGATGCAGAGTCTTTTGAAGCCCGGCTAGACGATGGCACTTGGGCGACAACCTCAAGCCCTGCCACATTTACGGACCTGACTTCAGCGACAGAGTATGTGGTTGCCGTGCGCCCTGTGAGTGCCGCTGGCGCACCGGGCATCCCGACAACCCAAACGGTGACCACTTCTCCAGCCGTTGACATTACGCCGTCGCCTTTCTCTTTCCCGGCGCTGGTCAATGTGGCCCGCAGCGTGCCACAGGTATCCGCTTCCGTCACCATCCAAGGAGTGGACGCGGCCACCGATGTTCCAGTCACGGTAACAGGCGGCGAGTATTCGGTATCGACAGACAACGGCGCGACTTACGGCGGCTGGACTTCGGCAGGCACTAACGTGCGGCTCAACCACCGCATTCGACTGCGCCATACATCCAGCGATGAATATTCCAGCGGCGGCTATAACGGTGTTCGCACTACGACATTAAGCGTTCCCGGCGCTGACAGATCGTTTATCACGACCACACTGGCCGATACCACCGCGCCTGTGATTACACTGACCGACGGCAACGTGACTCACACGCAAGGGCAGCCGTGGGTTGAACGTGGCTACTCGGCCATTGATGCCGCAGACGGCGATATTTCCGTATCCGGCGTGGTGATTAACGGCACGATTGACGTGGATGCCCTCGGCCCGCAGTCGCTGGAATATGTGGCAACGGACCAGTCGCTTAATGTGGCGCGCACTACGCGCACGGTGACGGTGGTGGTTGCCATACCCGACGACCAGGTTAAACCGGTCATCACTCTGGACGGCGGCAACATCACGTTGAATGCCGGGGAGTCGTGGATTGAGCCAGGCTTTACCGCATTTGATGCGGTGGATGGCATTCTGACAGGCTCTGTGAGCGTAACCGGTGCCGTAAATACCAGCGTGCCAGGGCCGTACACAGTCACCTACACCGTGAGCGACCAAGCGGGGAATACAGCAACCGCTACGCGCACCGTGACGGTTGTTTCGGTCGTCGTGTACCCGTTCGACAGTCCAGCCCCAACCCGTCGCACTGTCATCGCGGATCGCTTCACCCTGTACCAGCCGCCCATGAAAATTATGATCTTGCAGCCCGGCGAAGTGCTGGACTTCGATTATGACCTGACGAATTGGCTCGCCACTGAAGGCGATCAGATTGTGTCTGGGTCACATCAAACGATGGAGCTATCAAGCAGCTTGACGATTCTGGACTCCGGCGCGGTGACTGGCACCAGTCGAATCAAGGTCTGGATGCAAGCTGACGATGTGAATGAGGCCGAATCCTCACTGGTACAACTCACAATAACGACCACCGGCGCCCGACAAGCCGTATTTCAGTTCCGGGTGCTAATCATTAACCGGATGCAGTAATGTCCAAAACGCGATCTTTGAACCCCCGCCCCTCGCTAAAGGAGAAGCTGATTCGCTTTGCGGATCTGTACCGCGGCAGCCCTAACCCCGATATTCGCGGCAACAAGGCCGCTTGCTACAGGGAAATCCACCCGCGCTCCAAAAAAATATCGTCAGTGGGACCGAAAGCCTGCGAATACTTCAATCATCCGATTGTGCAGGAAAGGCTAAAGGAAGCGCTGGATGCGATTGGGCGTAAGTCGGACATTACCCAGGAGCGAGTGCTGCGCGAAGTGGCGCGGCTTGCGTTCTATGACGTGCGGAGGCTTGTGGATGACGACAACCAACCTATAGCAATTAACAAGTTGGAAGACGGCATTGCAGCAGCCATAGTGGGCGTGAAGGTCACAACCGTATTGGGCAACGAAGACAGCCCGGCAATGACGCGCTACGAGTATAAGTTGGCCGACAAGAATACTGCCGCTGAAAAGCTGATGAAGCACCTGGGCATGTTTGAGAAAGACAACGACCAGAGGGCTAAGTCGCTGACCGAGCTGTTACAGGAAGTGCGAAGCAACGAATGAAGAAATCTGCGGAGGTGCGGCTTGGGGATGCGTACCTGACCGCGCTGGCGCAGGGCGAACTTACCGAGAAGGCTCACATTATCGAAGCCTTATCGGTGAAGTGGTTTCGCATTAACATCCTGTATTACATCAAGGACAAGGGCGGACGGAAGATCAAGTTCCATCCCAACGCTGCGCAACGTGAGCGCTATGTAAACGGACATTCACGCAACATTATCCTGAAGGCCAGACAGCTTGGCTTTACCACCTTTGAGATGATCGACGCACTGGATGATTGCCTGTTTACGGACAACTTCAGCGCCGGGTGCATTTGTCACAACCTGGACGACGCCAAAGATATTTTCCGAAACAAGATCACGTTCGCGTATCGGCACATTCCAGACACCTGGCTGGCACTGTTTGAGGAAATCGGGTTACGGTTCCCCCGGCCAGTAAGTGACAAGGGTGGATCTGGCGCCTACGTCTTCGACAACGGCTCCAGCATCAACGTCAGCACCAGTTACCGGGGCGGCACGCTGCAAAGGCTTCATGTGTCGGAGTTCGGCAAAATCTGCAAGCAGTTCCCGCACAAGGCGCAAGAGATTGTGACCGGCGCGTTTGAAGCTGTTGGCTTGGGCAATCAGATCACGCTGGAATCTACAGCAGAGGGGCGGGAAGGCTACTTCTTCGATTACTGTCAGGACGCTCAGCACCTGCAAGAATTGGATCGGACGCTAACGGATCTGGATTTCCGGTTCCACTTCTTCCCTTGGTGGCAAGAGCCAGCCTACGCCATGGATGCCAAAACGGTCATGGTTTCGGCCAGGTTGCACGAGTATTTTGAGAATCTTGAGAAGATGCACGGCATTAGCACAACGCCAGACCAGCAAGCCTGGTACGCCAAGAAGTCTCAGATACTGCAAGACGATATGCAGCGCGAATACCCATCGACGCCCGGAGAGGCGTTCAGCCAGTCTGTAGAGGGCGCGTATTACACCACACAGATGAGCTTCCTACGCACAAACAAGCGACTCACGACCGAGGTTCAGCCTAATCCGCAACTGCCCGTATTCACCGGCTGGGACTTGGGCATGAACGACGCAATGGTGATCTGGTTTGCGCAAGTTGTGGGCCGAGAAGTTCACCTAATTGACTACATGGAAGGTCAGGGCGAGGGGATTGAATACTACGCTAACGAATTGAACAAGAAGGGCTATCGCTACGGCGGGCATTACGGGCCGCACGATCTGGCGGTACGTGAGCTGGGCACAGGATTGTCACGTGTCGATGTGGCCAGGCAGTTCGGTATCAATTTCGACGTAATCCCTCGCATCAGCAATCAAGCGGAAGGGGTACAGGCGGTTCGCCAGTTCCTGCCTACATGCTGGATCAATGAAGAAACCTGCGCACAGGGCGTCGCCTGCCTGGACAGCTACCGGAAGGAATGGGACGACAAGCGCGGCGTTTACAAGGACAAGCCACGGCACGATTGGGCATCTCACGGTGCAAAGGCGCTTGAAACCCTCGCAAGGGCTGACCTCTTCGCTCGCATTTCACGACAAGATTTTGCCAAGTCACGCCCGCCAAGTCGGCGCGGTAGCTGGGCAGCACACACTTAGGAGCAACCATGGCCATTCTTGATTCCAACAAACCCGTTAGCTTGACCCAACGGGAGATTGCTGTGGTGGTCGCGCAAGCCGTGGCCAAAACCGGATTACCCATCCCTGGCGGCAAGTTTCGCAACGATGTAGATCACATTCAGATTGACCCGATTGTGATTGAAGCCCGCGTAACCCAACCAAAGCAGGGCGTCCGGCTGCAGTTTGAGGTCACCGGTGGATTCGGAGTCTCGTTGAACGTCAACCTGGAAGAATTTGAAGAAAACCCGGTGTATTACCTGAAGGATCTGTTCAATCAGCTACACCCGATGATGCGAAATGTTCAGAAGCTGCGCGACAAGAAGC